CTCGGGGTAGCGGTCAAACAACCACTGACAATACGCTTCCAAAAGGAACCATGAGCGCTCATCTGCCCACGCAAGAGTGCGCAGAGAGAAGGGCTTCGTGATAAGCGATTGGATATCGTGTGAGCCTTGATAACACAGGCTTGCGAGAACTTTATGGTAAGGGAAGACAGGAATATAGCTACTCATACCGTCATCCCACACAATAAAGTGACCTAGGAATTCTAGGGCTGGAGAAAACTCAACAGCAAAACCCATACTCGCAAAGCCGGTGCTCAAAGCCTCAGGACCGAGCTGGTCCAGATACTTATTGAGACTAGCAATGAGGGAATCATCACCAAAAACACGAGCTTGAACAACTCGTCGGAAAAGAGAAAAATCCGTAGAACCGCCATTTATGAGCCAAATGTACATAATAAGAAACAACAGAATAAGCGAGTTATCCATACCTGTATTACCAGTGCCTGAGGGATGATGTGGAAAAATTACCACAGTACCATCAGGCAAGACAACAGGAGTATGGATGACCTCTCTGTAAACATTTGCAAACTGTGTCAACAGCTCGAAGCTATGGTATGAGGAATGCATACAACGATAGCGGAGCCGGGCACACATCTGCAAAAGTTCTTCTGAAACAGAGGTGTCATAACCAGCAACATCTGCAGCCACCTTAAAATCGTAGGGTTCCAACTCAAGAGCCAACTGATTAAAGAAAGTGCCAGTGGTAGGCATACCGATGAGAACGGGAGACGAGAGTGTCTGCGCTTTCTTAATAAGGTGGAGGTTGAAATCCAACGACAAGGTCTGGCTAGCAATAAAATGTTCAGTAGGAGCCATAATAAAAAGACGAGTTTTGTCCTCGTCAACTTTTTCCATAAGCCGTAGCTCATTCTTGAGTTGGGCACCCCAAAGCGAAAATAGACCACCAGGTTGGAAGGAGCTAGCTAAATAATCAGCGAGCCTCGACTTACAATACGGGTGGTCAATAAATTCAGCTTTAGTGGCAACCAAATGACGACACTCAGGGCCAGGACTGGCACCAAGAGTACTCTCGCGAAGAACTTCGGGAAAGGAGAAAGGGCGGGTTGAACCAACCAAGGGGCGAACTAGCTCATAAATCCAAGTTTCAGCCAAGGCAAAAGCTTCCTCATTGATTGAGTAAGAAATAGTACGATGGTACTTTGCAATAGCTTTGCGCCAGGCGAGATTAGATTGGGAACTATGGCCCCAAAGTTGTTCAACTTCAGGAATTTTCACATCACTACTACGTAGAAACGAAGAAAACATAGGACAAACAAAGGTATCCTGCTTTGACAAGGTAATCTTTGTAGTTTTGAGGATTATTTCGGGTTTTTCCTCACACATAGACAGAAACGGGCTTTCCCGAACAGGGATTGGCTTAATGAAGTCCCTAAGACATTCATAAGTCAATCCCATAGCTGGACTCACGTCCAGCAAGCCCGCTAGGATTTTCCCACGTCGGCAGAGGGGGGGAGACCAGCTCTGGCCACAAACAACCCCTCTGGCCCAAGAAATGATCTCCTGAGCATTTGAGGCGTGTAATGATGTGCAACATTACACTTTCCGACGGTAGAACCTCCCTCATGCTGGCAAACATCTTGCCACTTGCGGTTCAAAATAACACCGCCACTCATTCCATGGTCACTTCCCATCCAATGCTCAACTTGCTTGCCGGCATCAGCTGGGAACTTCTCACCTTGGGACATAAAAAGCTGGATCTCATTTTTGTCATCAGGCATCCAAGCCAGGAGAGTGCATTGAGCTGCCTGCTGATCTTGAGGATCAGCAGTAACTGCTTGCTTCTTCAATCCTGGAATGGCTGGTTTGGTGAGCCAAATGTAATCCAATCCTTCTTCACGGCCAAGGGATTTGGTGGCATAATACTTGCCATCGTAACGAATTTGGAGTGGACATTTCTCATGCTGCTTCAAAGCATTCTCCACGACATGAGCACAAGTCTTAAAGTAGTTACCCATAGGACTACAATTTCCTATAAAATGATCACCCATGAACAAAGGAAACACGCGAACGCGCGCTTGAGCCATGGGGATAAAAGGACTGCTGGGCATGGGACTTTCTTTGAGCAGTGCTTCAGAAAGGAGCTTAGGTTTGTTCACTTTCTGCACTGGAGACTCGGATGAAGAATGGGAATCCGGGTTAGTTTTGACCGCAGGCTTAGGGGAAAGGCTGCGACTGCGACGTCGATTCTTCCTTTTCTTGCGGGTAGCAGGGACCACTTTCTCCTTAAGCTCACTCTTTTCAGAAGGCTTCTCAGCCTTAACATGAATGGGAGCTTTAAAGAGAACGGTCGGCTCTTGCTTAACCACAGGAAGAGGAGGAAGGGGTTGGGATTTAGGAACTACGGTAGGGACTTCTGACTGGCCTAAAGAAAAAGAGGCCTGCGGAAGTAACCCTTCCTGGTCGACTCGAACATCAGCAGAAAATGCGTTAAATTCATAACCTCGGCCATGATACTGGTCTTGCCAGTGAGGCCTCGTAACAGAATCTTGCTGACGCAAACGATCATAGAACTGAGCCCAACGGGCATCTTCGGGAGCAGGACGCATGCTGCGAGCAATGGTCCGCCCAACAACACGATCTAGTTCACGAGCAGAAAGGCCTGCAAGGTTTCGAGAAAGAAAATCACGCTCATCAGCGGTGACATCATCACCGCCTTCACGAAGACGAATTTCTATATCGATTGCGCGATCAAACTGGCGTTGAAACTCAGGATCAGCCTTAGAATAATCGATATATTGTTTCGAGCGATTTTTCTTCTCTCCTTTGCTATGCTTCTTCTGCTTCCCACGATTTATCCATCCTTCTTTAAGGTCTAGCTCACGATGGGCGACTATAGAAGTAGGACCATCCGCAAATTCAATATCGGATCCGTTCTTATCAACAAAATGCCAATCAACACCGGGCTCGTGGTGGCCTTTGGTCATGTTGAACAACAAACCAGGGCCATCGCGCCACAACGTGGTGAGGACAAATTGATGATTTTGAGGACCACCGATAAAGTAATAGCGGATAGGATTTATAGTGGGCTTCGGGGACAAGATTTTAGTGGGGACGGAAATAGGGGACTCACCCTCCACAGGGGCTGGACAAGCACAGGCTTGACTCAATGGGCATTCGCAATTAACATGTTTCCGGTCGCCTTCAAGCTTACGGTAACACCAGTAAGCGACTGCAACACCAAGAACAGAAGCCATTGCGGCTACACCAAAAGCCAGGCCAACACAAGTCCAGTCGATATTGGCAATCATTTCACGGGCTGCGCGCAACAAAACCTTACGCAACTCCTTCAACTTGGTTAGGAGATCACTAAGACGGAAAGAACCATCGTCATCTCCCTCTACTCCGGTAAGAACATGAGTAATGGCCTCAACTTTCTGAAAGACTTCTTGGGACTGAGGATCCTTAGGATCCAACTTAGCCTCAAGGCCAGTTAGGAAGGTGGCCACAGGATGTTCCAAATCGGACTCCGAGGAATCAGACTCGATATCTTCCCATTTAGTTTTCATCCTAGCATCACCGAACTGGCGAACCAAGGAGGAAATATCAGGAATCGGACGCACCCAGCCAGGTGATCCATTAGCAAAAAAAGATTCCATCGCATTAAGCCAAGACAATTGATAATCCTCAGTTTCGGGATCAAAAAGAGAGGCTTTATAGCGTGGATCAGTAGAGTAAACCAGAGCTAGGTTACCAACTCTAGACTTGATAAAAGGTATCGAGTCGAGCTTTCTTCCCGCTCGTGCGTCACGGAACTTATCAATCTCCATGCCGAACCAGACACCAAAGGATGATTTTTCATCAGCAGTACGCGGAATCGATTCCGCATACTTCTCCGAATTGAAAAATCTGGAGCCTAACCCAGCAGTGAGAGATGTTTCAGTAACATCACGTTTAACAGCTTCTTCTGCTTTACTAACGAAAAGGTCAACCTTAGTAAACAAGGAACAAATAGTCAAAAGGTCACGGGCAATCTTAGCCATATCAAGAACGCGAGCACTAATACCTACTATGCAGAGAACCGCACAGCTAGCACCAGCAACCGCTTCAATAATGTCAGCAATCCGATCACCCCGGGTTTTTGGGGATTCTTGCTTGACCCTACCAGCGTCTTCGTCGGCATGGCGCCGGAAACGCTTATAGGCGACTTTATAAGAAAGCCAAAAACAAGAAAGAACTCCCAAAATCACGGGAACCGTAAATTGCTGCCAAGCTTGATGGAGCTTGATACTATAGATCATCGAAGACCAGTAATCAGCAATGGAGCGTGTAAATGGATGCAAATACATCCAATCCCAGGGAAATCCCAAAAGGGATCTCCACCTGGAATGGACAACGAACTTTCCATTAAACGCCCCATTACGTTTACCTTTTGTAGTGACAACATCTTGCTTAAAAGAGTTGTACCAAAGAGCAGTACCAACAGCGACTGCAATCGCAGCCGGAGGGGAAAAAACCGATACCATACAGGTCAAAGCAAAAGCGATGGTAACGGGGAGAAAACTTTTATAAGGGGATGGGACCAAGGCTGGAGCAGCCATTATATCATCCAACTTAACTTCAGGCACAGGCATGTCAGAAATGACAGCAGGAGTAGAGAACACAACAGGGGTCTCCGGATTAGGAGTAAAGGGGTCAGAGCTCAGGCTAGAAGATAACCTTACAATCTCTATGACTTCTTTCTCTTCAGACGGACGCCGAGAGTATACTTTACCAGGCGCAAAGTAAGTGGAGAGACTATTACTGATAGTCCTTGGTTGATCAGAAAACGTAAAAGGGGCAGGGGCTACGCCAATGAAGGCCACACCCGGGGTCACTTCGTTAAGGGCAACACCATGAAACAGCGATTGAATCATAGCGGCATCATAACTCCATAACTGGGTTCTGGCAGGATCACGACGTATCCTAACAAAG